AAAGTAAGTTTCTGCCTCTGCTGCATGATGATGCATTTCATAAGTTGCACGATAGATTTACCTATCTAAACAACAATACTCCTTTGACTGATAACAAAGCATCTTCTAAAAAGATGAAGCGTCAGACAAAGATGATTTCTATCATTCGCAATTCTCTTGAAGATCAAGAGAAACTTGCTGAGTTTAATGGAGCAATTAATACTGCCTTTGCTTTAACTCAGAAGAAAAGGTTTTATATTTCTGACTACGGTTATGAGAATGTCCGCGAGGTAATTCTTGGAGAACAAGATAAACTTCGCCCTGGACAAAACTGGGATAAGTTCTATCAAGAGAATATTATTTCTTGGTGGAAGAAGAAGGCAACCAAGCGTTATGAAAAACTAAAGGAAGAGGGACGCTTTCGAACCAAGGTAGAACTTTGGACTGATGATGATGACATTCAAATTATACGATGACTTACGAACTTAAAGATTGGTTGAACTCGATTAATTTCACCAAAGAAAATCTGATGGAAGATCCATCAGTAAAAAAGGAGTATGCGCCCTTTATTATCAATCGTTGTCTGTCTGGACATATTGATTGTGTGTTGTTTGCTAATGAGATGAATAAGCATCATTTTTTAGATAAAGATATGCAATATTCATTTTATCTAAATAGTCTAAGGAAAAAGAAAAGATTTTCTCCCTGGCTCCGCAAGGATAAAGTCACAGACTTAGAATGTGTTAAACAATACTATGGATATAGTAATGAAAAGGCATCGCAAGCTCTGAAAATCTTATCAAAAGAACAAATCAACTTTATTAAAAAACGACTTGATACTGGAGGATCGAAATGACTACTACGGTAGAACCTATAGTAAATTGGTCACAAGACCAAATGGTAGAGGTAATTCTTAATGAACCCGATGACTTTCTAAAAGTCCGTGAGACTTTAACCCGTATTGGAGTTGCGTCTCGTAAGGAAAAGAAACTCTATCAATCGTGCCATATTCTGCATAAGCAGGGTAGGTACTACATCGTTCACTTTAAGGAGTTGTTTGCCCTTGATGGCAAACATGCAAATCTTACGGTAAATGATGTTCAGCGCCGCAATCGTATTGTTCGTTTGCTTGCTGATTGGGGACTGATTACTATCGTAAAAGAAGACTCAGTAACTGATATTGCACCACTTAATCAAATTAAAGTTCTTGCATATAAAGATAAGGGCGAATGGATTTTGGAACAGAAGTATAATATTGGTAAAAAGGGTAAGACCCAGGAAACCGAATAAAAAGGAGCGGGAAACAACATCCCGCTTTTTTTATGATCTCTTATAATTAGTAGTGGATGCCGAAAGGGTCCAATCACTACTAAGACGCTTTAAGGAGGTCTATTATGTTCGGAACAAATTCACTTGCACTTTCAGTACCAGATACTGCAAAGTATTTGTTAGATATTCAAAAAAACAGTATTGGAATGGATGAATGGTTTAAGAGGTTTGATACTGCGTTTGAGACGCACACAAACTATCCACCATACAATCTTGTAAAAGAAGATAGCATTACTTTTAGATTAGAAATTGCTCTTGCTGGATTTAAGCGAGAGGAAATTGAAGTTACCACAGAATGGAATAAACTCCTTGTAGAAGCAAAAAAATCTGATGATGTTGGCGAGGAATACTTGCACCAGGGACTTGCTAAGAGAGCATTCACGCGCACCTGGACCCTATCTGATGATGTAGAGGTTAAAGATGCTGCCTTTGTTGATGGATTGCTCACTATTAAATTAAATAGAGTTATTCCAGAACATCAGAAGAAGAAAGTGTATGAACTTAAATAAATAGTTGTGGGCTACTCACAATTATTGTTGCCGCAGAGGGGAACTGGCCAAAACCAGTTGACGCCCCTCTTTTTTCTTGCTATAATACTAAGAGGTATGGAGTAAAAATGACTATTAAACTTTTGCTACTTAAGTCTGGTGAAGATTTAATTGCAGACGCTCAGGAAATGGTTGCGGGGGAAGGGGATGAGAGAAGAGTAATTGGTTACTTTCTCAATAAACCTTGCATTGTAAAAGTGCGGAATCCAAATGTTCTTCCTGGACAAAATACTGAAGAGCAGAAAAAAGCAGCATTTGAGGTTTCTCTTTATCCTTGGATGCCTTTGTCTGCTGATAAAATAATTCCTGTTCCTGCAGATTGGGTTGTAACTATTGTAGAACCTGTCGCTAAACTTAATGAAATGTACACTGAGGATGTAATCAATTATGGAAAAGATAATCAAAGTAATAGTGCTGATGAATCAACAGATTCTAATCACTCAGATTGAAGAAATTGGTGCTGATATTGGAGAACCTGATTGTAAATTAATTAATCCATTTATAATCAAGGAACAAAATACTTTAGAACCTTTCTTGTTGGGTATAACAAAACAAGACTACTTTATGATGAGCTCTGACAAGATTCTTACTCTTGCAGATCCAACCCCCACTCTTCTTGAGAAATACGAGGACTTGATTAAAGAATGAGATTTTACACTAATGTCCAGTTGATTGGAAATCAGTTTTTAGTTCGTGGTTATGAGAATGGTAAAAGTTTTGAGACAAGAGATGAGTTTATTCCCACTCTCTTTGTAAAATCTAAAAAAGAATCCAAATATAAGACATTAAGTGGAGAATCCGTAGAACCTATTCAACCAGGATATGTTCGTGATTGTAGAGAGTTTTATAAGAAGTATGATGCCGTAGATGGATTTGAAATCTATGGAAATGATAGATACATCTATCAATATATTTCTGAAAAGTATCCAGAGGATGAAATCAAGTTTGATATTAGTAAAATCAAACTTATAACTTTGGATATTGAAGTTGCGTCCGAACAAGGATTCCCTGACGTAGAATCTTGCGTTGAGGAAATTCTTGCAATTAGTATTCAAGATTATACCACCAAGAAAATTATTACGTGGGGTGTTAAACCTTTCAATAATGTTCGTAAGGACGTAACCTACCATCTTTGTGCGTCTGAACATGCACTGTTGAATTCCTTTATTAACTACTGGATGCAAAATACACCAGAAGTTGTTACTGGTTGGAACCTGGAACTGTATGATATTCCTTATATTGCCAAGCGCCTCAATCGCGTTCTTGGTGAGAAGTTGATGAAGCGTCTTTCTCTTTGGGGACTTGTAACTGAAGGGGAGACTTATATCAATGGACGTAAGCACACCACGTTTGATGTGGGTGGAGTAACTCAACTTGATTATCTAAATCTTTATAAGAAGTTTACTTATAAAGCACAGGAATCATATCGTCTGGACTATATTGCTGAAGTAGAACTGGGGCAGAAGAAACTGGATCACAGCGAATACGATACATTCAAAGACTTCTATACCAAAGGTTGGCAAAAGTTTATTGAGTATAACATCGTTGACGTGGAACTTGTTGACCGCCTGGAAGACAAGATGAAGTTGATTGAACTTGCACTTACGATGGCTTATGATGCCAAAGTAAATTATGTTGACGTGTTCTATCAAGTTCGTATGTGGGATACGATTATCTACAACTATCTTAAAAAACGTGATATTGTAATTCCTCCAAAGAATAAGTCTCAAAAGGATGAGAAGTATGCTGGTGCTTATGTAAAGGAACCAATTCCCGGTAAGTATGATTGGGTAGTGAACTTTGACCTTAACTCTCTGTATCCTCACCTGATTATGCAATATAACATCTCCCCAGAAACTTTGATGGAGGAACGTCATCCTACTGCAACTGTGGATAGAATTCTCAATCAAGAACTTAACTTTGATGGGTATAAGGATTATGCGGTCTGTGCAAATGGGGCGATGTTCCGTAAAGATGTTCGCGGAATTCTTCCAGAACTTATGGAGAAGATGTATAATGAGCGAGTCATCTTCAAGAAAAAGATGATTGTAGCAAAGCAAGAATATGAAAAGAAAAAGACAAAAGCATTGGAAAAGGAAATTGCCAGGTGCAATAACATCCAAATGGCAAAGAAGATTTCTCTTAACTCTGCTTATGGTGCTATCGGTAACCAGTATTTCCGTTATTACAAGTTGGCAAATGCTGAGGCAATCACTCTTTCAGGACAGGTTTCTATTCGCTGGATTGAGGCTAAGATGAATGCCTATATCAATAAACTTCTTAAAACAGAGGATGTAGATTATGTTATTGCTTCTGATACTGACTCCATTTATCTTAATATGGGCCCTGTGGTCGAAACTGTATTCAAGGGAAGAGAGAAAACTACTGAAAGCATTGTCTCGTTCCTTGATAAGGTCGCTTCGTTGGAACTTGAGAAGTATATTGAAGGTGCTTACCAAGAATTGGCAGATTATGTAAATGCTTACGATCAGAAGATGCAGATGAAGCGGGAGAATATTGCCGACCGTGGTATTTGGACTGCAAAGAAGCGTTATATTCTTAACGTATGGAATAGTGAGGGAGTGGCATATACAGAACCCAAACTCAAGATGATGGGTATTGAAGCTGTCAAATCTTCTACTCCTGCTCCTTGTCGTAAGATGATTAAGGATGCTCTCAAACTAATGATGAATGGAACTGAAGAAGATGTAATTGCATTTATTGATAATGCCCGCAAAGAGTTTAAACAACTTCCACCAGAACAAATCTCATTCCCACGTTCTGCATCTGATGTAAACAAATACAAATCATCAGCATCAATCTATGCGAAGGGAACACCTATTCATGTTCGCGGAGCACTTCTCTTTAATCACTATATTAAGGAGGCAAAACTAACAAATAAATATTCACTTATTCAGAATGGTGAGAAAGTCAAATTTGTTTATTTGAAAAAACCAAATATTATTCACGAGAATATTATTTCTTTCATTCAAGAGTTTCCAAAGGAACTCAACCTTGACAAATACATTGACTATGACTTACAATTTGAAAAGGCATTTCTAGAACCACTCAAGATTATTCTTGATGCGATTGGGTGGAACGTAGAAAAAACTGTAAACCTTGACTTATTTTTCTCTTAATGGATTTACCTATTAGTGACAAAGAACTAGATACAATTGTAAAAGCACTTGGGTTTGGTGGTGACTCTGCTCTTTATCATAAACTTAAATTAGTTAGAGAACTTAAAGAACAAGGTTTACCTTATAAAAAAATACTTCGTGAACAATACGGGATGGTAATTTGATGGACTTTTTAAAAGATATTGTAAAAGAAATCGGTGGAGAATACACACAACTCGCATCAGATATTGACGAAACTGAAACTTATGTGGACACGGGTTCGTACATATTTAATGCTCTTGTATCTGGGAGTATCTTTGGTGGCGTATCTGGTAACAAAATTACTGCAATTGCAGGCGAAAGTTCTACAGGAAAAACTTTCTTTAGTTTGGCAGTGGTCAAGAATTTTCTTGATAATAATCCTACTGGATACTGCTTGTATTTTGATACTGAAGCTGCAATCACCAGATCCTTATTGGAGAGCAGAGGCATCGACACAACTAGAGTCGTGGTGGTCAATGTTGTTACAGTTGAAGAGTTTCGTGGTAAGGCACTGAAGGCAGTTGACCTTTATTTGAAGAAACCAGAAGGAGAACGTAATCCTTGTATGTTTGTTCTAGATTCTTTGGGAATGCTTTCTACAAGTAAAGAGATTAATGATGCTCTGAATGATAAAGAGGTTAGGGATATGACTAAATCCCAACTCATCAAAGGTGCATTTCGTATGCTTACCTTGAAACTGGGTCAAGCAAAAATTCCAATGATTGTGACTAATCATACTTATGATGTTATTGGCTCTTATGTTCCAATGAAGGAAATGGGTGGTGGTAGCGGTCTTAAGTATGCAGCATCTTCTATCATCTATCTTTCTAAAAAGAAAGAGAAGGATGGGACAGATGTAATTGGTAATATTATTAAATGCAAAACTTAAAAATCACGTTTGAGTAAGGAAAATCAAGATGTTGAAGTTCGTCTTTATTATGATGAACGTGGTCTTGATAAGTATTATGGTTTACTTGAATTGGGTGAACTTGGTGGGATGTGGAAGAACGTCGCAGGACGCTATGAAATTGATGGTAAAAAAATCTATGCAAAACAAATTTTAGCAAACCCAGAAGAATACTTTACTGAAGAAGTGATGGAAAAACTTGATGTGATTGCTAAAGGTGAATTTAGTTATGGTGCATGAACAATATTTGTGTAGTCAAAACTGATATTGATGTATCAAAAATCCAAGCACAATTAAAGAAAAA